GATGAAATCAGAAAGGGCAAGAATCACAAGTTGCGCTGGCTTTTCTTTGAACCAGGGAAACACGAGTGACTTGCCCTCTTTGTGATATGGAAGATCTTCAATGTTGAATGCTTTCTTAATGAGATATCCCTTTGCCTTCAGAACGTTCTCAAAGTTTTGCATTGCTTCTTCAGATTCCAGGATGCTTACTGGAATCGAGATCGCATACATTTCTGTCTGCGGATTGTCTTTTGTGGCCTTGAAGCCACTAGCCCGAAGGTGTAGCCGTAAGGCATCTGGATCGAGTGATGAGTTGCTGGGGAGAATGACAGAACCTTTAGCATCAACGGTAACATCTCCGATTTCATACCTGAATCCAGGCATCTTGTATTCGGGCTTCTTACCAACGAAATGTCCGATGACTTCTGCGAGTGCTTTTCTGTCTTTGCCAGTTACGTTGTAATCAATTTTCATTGTGTTTTCCTCCTTTGGCATGTATATACATCACTCTGAAGGTGGGTAATAGCAAGCAGAAAAGACATCATTCGGTGACATCTTTTACGATCTCTTCATAGCTGTATTCCAGGCCATCACGAATGCATTTAACATTCGCTGTGGTACCGACTGTCTCAATGTATCGGTTAACGATTACATCCACGAACTTCTCATCCAGCTCAATCATGTAACAGATGCGCTTTGTTTGTTCTGCAGCAATCAGTGTTGATCCAGATCCACCGAAGGGGTCCAGAACAATACAGCCTGTCATGGAAGAGTTCATGATCGGATAGGCAAGAAGCGGAACAGGTTTCATCGTCGGATGATCACCATTCTTCTTGGGCTTGTCAAATTCCCAGATGGTTGATTCCTTGCGACCAGTAAACCACTGGTGCTTTCCTTTTTTCTTCCATCCGTACAGGACAGGTTCGTGCTGCCACTGATAAGGAGAGCGGCCAAGTACCAGTGACTGTTTCTTCCAGATGCAGCAGCCAGACAAATAAAAACCAGCATCCTGGAAGGCTCGTCTGAAATTGAGACCTTCTGTATCCGCGTGGAATACATAGATGCTGGCGTCGTTTGCCATAATTTTTTCTGTGTTGGTGAAGGCGGCGAGTAAGAACTGGTAGAACTTATCGTTTGCCATATTGTCGTTTTTGATCTTGCCGGCTGACCCTTCATAGTTCACATTGTATGGAGGATCGGTAATGACAAGGTTAGCCTGCTTGCCAGCCATCAGTGTTTCGTAGGATTCGGGAAGGGTACTGTCGCCACAGAAGACACGGTGTTCTCCCAGCTTCCAGACATCTCCTGGCTTAGAGAAGATAGGTTTCTTCAGTTCTGCTGCAACGTCAAACTCATCTTCATGTACACCATCCTTTGTGTCGTCTCGAAAAAGGTCATCCAGCTCGTTCTGGTCGAAGCCGGTCAGTGAGACATCAAAGTCAGATGCTTGCAGGTCAGTGATTAACAAGGCAAGTTTATCTTTGTCCCAATCACCAGAGATTTTGTTCAGAGCAACATTCAGAGCTTTTTCATGCTCTTCATCAAAGTCGACAACTACACAATCGACTTCTTTGATTCCCATATCGATCAGTACTTTTAAACGCTGGTGGCCGCCGACCACTCTGCCGGTTGCTTTGTTCCAGATGACCGGCTCAACATAACCGAACTGTTCAATCGACCGTTTCAGCTTTTCGTATTCTGGATCACCGGGTTTTAAATCCTTACGGGGATTGTATTCTGCTGGAAGCAGACTTTCTGTCTTCTTTTTCTCAATCAACATTTCCAACTACCTCCATCAGTTCTTTCGTACGATCCAGTGTTTCCCAGGGATAGGATGGATCGGAAAAATGACCATAAGTCGCTGTGCGTGCGAAAATTGGTTCTCGCAAGTGCAACGTATCGATGATCGCTCTTGGAGTCAGTTCGAATACTTTCTTAATCGCACTGACGAGTGTTTCTTCATCCACCTTGCCGGTATCATATGTGTCAACGGAGATCGCGACAGGATTGGCCTTGCCAATGGCATACGAAAGAGAAACCTGACAGCGATCTGCAAGCTGTGCTCTGACGATGTTCTTGGCAATCGCTCTGGCCATGTATGCAGCAGAGCGGTCAACCTTTGTGGCATCCTTTCCTGAAAAAGCACCGCCTCCATGAGAAGCGACACCACCGTATGTGTCCACGATAATCTTCCTTCCGGTAAGACCTGTATCAGCTTCAGGACCGCCCTTAACAAACCGGCCAGAAGGGTTGACCAGGATCTCAGCACCATAAGCAATCGGGAACTTCTCGAAGACAGGGTACAGGATTTCTTTTACGATCTCTCGTTTCAGTAGATCAAGATCTTTTGAGGCCGCATGCTGGACAGAAATGACAATCGCTGTAACTTCCTTCGGCTTGCCATCTTCATAAGCAACAGAGACTTGTGCTTTTCCATCCGGACCAATACCTGCGATTGTTTTACTCTTCATGCACTCATCGAGTTTCCTGCAGATCTTGTGTGCGAACACAAGCGGCAGGGGAAGGTATTCGAAAGATTCATTTGTCGCATATCCATACATGGTACCCTGGTCTCCAGCACCGAGCTCATCTACATCTTCTCCTTCACGTACTTCCAAAGATGTAGATACACCACCCGAGATATCTGGTGACTGTTTTGCCACAGAGAATTCGTACCGAAACTTCTCAACATTGTAACCTACATCATCAAGTACATCTTTAGCGATGGTCTTGTAGGGTACAAATTGATTTGCAGTGATTTCACCAGCAACAAGAATTCTGTCATGCGCAGCCATGACTTCACATGCGACTCGGGCCTGGGGATCTTTCTTCAGTGTTTCATCCAGGATGCTGTCAGCGATCAGATCACAGAGCTTATCCGGATGCCCCTTACATACACTTTCACATGTAACGATATGCTTCATTATTCCTCCTAGCTTCGATTCCTTGCTCGAAGCAATCTTTCCATAACATCGTCTTGTGGATTTGATCCGTCATATTCCACAGAAGAGTTCTCTTTGACAAATTGAAAAATCTGGAACCAGCAGGTATTCACCTGTTTCATGTATGACTGTGACATGGATACATATGGTGACGCGATTGCATTGCCGGTGGTAGGGTGCTTGGCCAGGAATCCGAACTCCGAGATTGCTTCCTCACATTGAATCCATCGGGAGACAGACATCGCATACTGGTCAACAAGCTGCGGGTTGATAATTTCTGCAACACCACGTTTCTTTAACCATTCCCAGGTCTCCCTGTGTATCTCTTCCGCATCAAGATTTTTTCCATTCTTCTGTGCTTGCTTTAGATATGCTTTCACTGGTGGCATCTCAAATCCTTCCAGGTGAACAGGTGAAGGTAGGTCCAACACCATACTTGGTTTTCCTTCATTTACCTTGTCGATTAGTGCTTTTGGTTTGCGGCCGGCACCGACTCTGGCACCGCCACGACGTGTTCCATCCTTAGCCATGCCAGCTCTCCTTCCTTAATACCCCGTTTGAATCCTGAATTTTGCGCGCGAGAGGGGGCGCCGTTTTTTTGAGGGCCTCTCGTAGAGATTTCAACCACCCCTACCGGTCACCACGCTGCCGATGAATCTTCTCGTGACACGATTTGCAAAGAGAAATCAGATTGCTGTCAGCGTTTGTCCCACCTTCAGCGAGTGGAACAATGTGATGAACTTCTTCGACTGGAACGTATCGTCCTTCTTTGTAGCACTGCTCACACAGTGGGTGCTTGGCAACGTACCACGCACGGATTCGCTTCCAGTTGTTTCCATAACGATCATTTGCGTTGTAGCCGCGAGAGAAGTGCTCGTAGTGCTGGTTCATCAGCTTGGCATGTTCATCACAGTACGTGTTGTCTGTAAGCTCCTTGCATCCTGGGTAGCGACACGGTCTTTTCGGCTTGTAGGGCATGTGATCTCCTTGCATACAAAAAGCCCGAAGCATTGCTGCTCCGAGCTCGTCTTTTTCACACTCTTAATATAGTACGTTTCGTCAATAACTCGTAGGACAAAAGTGGACAAACCAGTTAGTTGGTTAGAGTGGTCTTTCTAACTCGCAATCCAGTAGGTTCTTTTTTACAATGATTATGCGAGGGTACTTGATTATGAAGATAAAGGACAAAAAGGGTTTTACTGAATTTGAACTAAGAGGAATCACATACCAATTCAGTACAGATGCGTTTAACGCTGCCTTTAGAGAATATCTTTACAAGCAGAAGAAAAAAGTTGGAGTCGGTGAGTCAGAATTATCTGAAGCTGTCTCTCTATCAAAAGATGCGATTCATCAATGGCGGTATGGAAACAATGGTCCTGGTGATCTGGAAACAATTATAAAAATCGCGGATTATTTTAAAATCGATTTTCACAGGTTGTTAAAGGAGGTTCCACAAGTGGAAACAAGTACTGAAGTTTTAAATGATCGACAGATGGAAGCACTCCGAAGAATATATTGTGCTATTTGGGATTTTTTAGAACAATTCCGGCAGAATGATGGATTCGTGTGGGAAATCGATGATAGAAAGTCAATTTGGGATGGTGATGACATTGATAAAGTTGATTATGCTATCGAGCAATATGACCAAGTCGGAATGACAATTAAAAAAGAGTATCTGGATCTAGGAAAAACAGAATTGTACAAAAATCTTGAGCAGTTTTGGGATGTGGACTTATTTGACATGTGGAACGGAAAACAGGAACCCTGGTATCGTTTTGATTTTGCCGAACAAGGCAAACCGACTGCAACCAGTGTTGAAAAAGAGCTGACTGACATCATTCGAAAACTCCACACGATTATCGATCCGTATCTTTAACGAGCAGCGCTATTTTGCCAGGTCAGGAAATGATAGAATATACACATGGCAAACATAGCAGAGTTTCAGGAAGCTGTACCGACACTAGAATCATATTGGAGATCCATCATTCTTTTTGGCAGCAATGTGGCCTCTTATAAGTTCGCATTAGGTAAGTCGCTTCTTGAACTATCCGAACAAGGGAAAACACATGTAACACTCGACGAACTGGCAGTACCATTTTCAAAGCATATCTGTGAACATTTGAAAACATCACCAAAGCAGGCCACAAGCCAAAGCAGCAGATTTCTGAATGCATGTAAGGATTTCAATGAAGGAAAGATCTCATACGATAAGTTAATCTCAACAACTGTATCGTTGGGCTTCAACAATGTTATTGATGCTTTTCACGTTGTGAATCGCGAGAACATTCCGATTCAGTTCTATGTAAAAGACTATTCTGGTCCGAGCAGGCAGATCATCCTGACAGATGAAATTTATAAACTGAAAGAGAATCCATTCAGTGACAATCTGGCAGTGGAAACCGAATCCAGGTGGAATCTTGTCGAAACAGCCTGGGAGCTTGGAATCAATAGAAATCTTTTAAATGTTCGTTATGATGACAAGAGTCAGCTGCTCTTCGTAGATGAAGACTATCGTCGTAAAGATGTCACTTCTGTTCGTGGTGCTTTGAATGGCTATCAGAAAGGAAAGTGTTTTTATTGTTATGACGATATCGTTGTCACAGACGATGAAACAAATACCTGCGATGTGGATCACTTCTTCCCGCATATGCTGCAGCAGTTTATGCCAGATGTAAACCTGGATGGTGTATGGAATCTTGTGCTGACATGCCGGGATTGCAATCGAGGCACAAAAGGAAAATTTGCTCAGGTACCTGCAATCAAGTATCTGGAGCGGTTATATAAACGAAATGAGTTTTTAATCTCAAGCCATCACCCGCTGCGGGAAACAATTATCCGGCAAACGGGCTCGACGCCGCAGGCAAGACATGATTTCCTTGCAATGGTTGATAAAAGAGCGATTAATAATCTGATCGCAAGGTGGTCAATTGAACCAAAAGGCGATGCCACATTCTAGGAGGCAATATGAGTAAAACAGAAATGACTTTGCAGTATTACAACGAAAATGCAGAGAAATTCTCTGCAGGTACAATCGATGCTGGTATGGAAACCCTTCAGAATGAATTCCTTTCCTTTATTCCGGACGGTGGGACAATTCTTGATCTGGGCTGCGGTTCTGGTCGTGACAGTAAAGCGTTCCTTGAGAAAGGTTATGATGTCATCGCGATTGATGGCTCTGAAAAGCTGTGTAAGATAGCAGAGAGCTATATTGGTAAGCCGGTTATCTGTGCAACGTTCCAGGAATACGAACCGGACAAAGAGCTCGATGGCATTTGGGCGTGTTCAACGCTGCTGCATCTTGAAAAGAACGATATCCATGATGTGGTTAAGAAACTGACAGGTTATCTGAAAAAAGGCGGCTGCTTTTACATGTCATTCAAATATGGTGACGCCGCCGAAGATCGTCATGGCCGATTCTTTACTGATCTTACCGAGAACTCGATTCATGAGCTTCTGGCTGATATAACGGATTTGCAGCTGGTTAAAGAAAAGATCACGAGCGATGTGCGGCCGGGAAGATCCGATGAAAAGTGGCTGAACGTGTTTTATACCAAAAAGTGAACGGGTAAAAGTAGTATGAATTCAAAGCAAATAATAAAAATCATAATGAATCTCCGGGAGCTGAGCCAGGAAAAACTAGCAGTAATGGCTGGATTTGAAAGCCAGTCGAACATCACAGGTATTTTAAACAGAGGCACACATGATATGCGTGTTGATCAACTGGTGAAACTTGCTGAAGCCATGGATTGTGAAGTGATTGTTAGAGAAAAGAATGGTTCAAATTCGTGGATAGTTGGAGATGATTCGGAAACTGACAACATAATCGAAAATGGGATTTTTGAAGGAATCAATAAAATGAAGTTTAGGGACGCGATTAGAGAAATTCTTAGTCATAAATCAATAACACAATCAGGGCTAGCTAAAACACTCGGTGTAGCCCAAACAACTCTTGCAGCAAGACTTTCGCAGGAAAATATTTCACTGAAAACACTTAGAGAAACATTAAAACCACTAGGATATAAAGTTGTCATCATGCCTGAAACAGCAACCCTGCCTGATGATTCCTGTGAAATTGAATGAAAAAACTACCCACATAAGGGTAGCTTAAATCAATTCTTACCATACAGAAGAGTCGTGAGCTTTTGTAAAGCACGATTCTTTTTTCTATATGAGTAGGATTCATCAATATTGAAGTGCTCTGCGATCGTATACCTGGCGACAAGCTGATCTTCTGGAGAAGCCATGTAGAACTCGTGTAACATGAATCGTTCTTCCTCAGTCAGATGATTCCAGGCCGGCAGGAACCAGTTCATGTACTCAACCGCCTGCCGGTAACGTTCCTGTAACATGTCGATCTCATCAATCGCATTCATTAGCTTCTCTTCATTTGCATTCGGGTTGAATGTCTTAGGCATTCCATCCCAGGAGGGAGAATGAACCGCTGACATGTCTTCACGAATACTCTTGATCTTTTCATCGGTGTTATCGACGATGTATTTCATGTTGTTATAATCACGCAGAACTGCTTCTGTTGCGGATCTGAAGTTCAGATATAACCAAGGGATGCTCATAAGTTCAAAATCCTCCTTCATTTATGAGCCCACAGGGATTGTCGTATTTTGTCATAAGTTGGCTTTGACTGCATCGATCAGTGCGGCCTGCGTTTTTTCTTTTCTGAGCAGTGCCGACAATATTTGAAGGTCGATTGTATCTTTTGTAATGATGTGGTGAATGACCACTGTGTTCTTCTGTCCTTGCCTCCACAACCGTGCGTTCGTCTGTTGGTATAACTCCAGCGACCAGGTAAGTCCAAACCATATGAGTGTTGAACCACCTGCTTGCAGGTTTAAACCGTGGCCGGCGGAAGCAGGATGGATACAAGCGACAGGGATATTTCCATCATTCCAGTCTGCGATATCCTTTGAAGTTTTGATTTCACGAATCTTGAAACGGTTCTTGATCCTTTCAAGATCATGCTTGAACCAATACGCCACCAGGACTGGTTTACCGTTAGCGGCTTCAATGAGATCTTCCAGAGCATCCAGCTTTCGATCATGAATCTGTATGAATTCATGATTTTCGTTATAGATCGCGCCGTTTGCCATCTGAGATAACTTATTACTTAACGCGGCTGCGTTGACAGCATCGATCTCTTCATCTGCTAGGGGAAGAATCATGTCTTCCTTCAGGGTATCGTACTGCTCACGCTCATCATCAGAAAGCTCGACTTCCACCATGTTGTTAATGCATTCCGGCATTTCAAGATAGTCGGTGCTCTTCATTGAGATGGTGATAGCAGATATCCGCCGATAGATCTCTTCTTCAGCTCCATGCCGAGGTTTGTAGCTGAAGATCATCT